GTATAAAAAATCTTACAAAAGATGCAGATAAAATAGATAAATGGCTAGTAAAGGTATATAATAATGAAACCAAGATCAGGAAAAAATAAAGGAAGAAGATTACAAAATTTCGTAAGGGATATGTTGCAAGATACATTTCCAGATCTTCATAAGGACGACATTAAAAGTCAAACTATGGGAATGCCTGGAGAAGATATTGTATTGTCTCCAGCAGCTCGCGATATTATTCCTTATAGTTTTGAATGCAAGAACGTAGAGCGACTGGATCTATGGAAAAGTCTATCACAAGCTGAAACTAACTCAGCAGATAGAGAGCCTGTATTAGTAATAAAGAGGAATCGAAGTAAAGTATATGCAATATTAGAATTAGATACTTTCTTAGATTTAATTGGGAATAATAATGAAATATAGATATATAGCTCAAAAAACAAATAAATTAAAAATAATGAATAATCTTGAACAACAGAGTGCTTATTTATTATTAAAGCAAGTATTAATAGATGTAAATAGCTCTAATCCTAATTGGCAACAAGTTATAGATAAATTATATATTATAATTAATTCTATAAAAGGCCTTGTTAAGTAAACCAAAGATAGTAGGGGGAGGAAACTTCCCTTACTATTAAAATCTATCTAAAGAAGCTAAAATAGATTTCATATTTAAATCTTTATATGGATTTTTTTGTGATTTAGGAGCAAATGAATACCCTAATTTCATAGCTGCAATTTTACGTAATTCTCGTTGTTTTTTAGTAGGAAACACACCAAGTTCAAGTTGTAGTGCATCAATAAAATTCTTTTTAACAAATACAGGCCATGAATAGGTCATAATTCTAGCTAATTGTGCATTAACCAAGCTTATATCTTGATATGTTTGAAACTTTTCTTCAGTATTATAATGAGAAATTTCTTCAGAAGATCCAAACTTTACTTCATTTTGCATATATCTGTCATTTAATTCAGCTATGCCTGTTAACCAATTTATATTTGGTCCTAAGAAGTAATATCCTCCTTGACCAAAAGTAGCTTTATCCAATTCAGCTACTTCATCTGGATTATCTCTATCTGTTGTTAACCATTTATAAATTACATTACCTGTTTCCAATACATCATTATTAAACAATTTACCTATATTACGACCAGTTGCAATAGATATACCACTCATAGTTGCATTTAACATTCCAAATCTTAATAACTTCCACGATTCTTCAGAAGTAAAATCACCAGCTTTAATAGATGCCATGCCTTCTTTACGCCATTTATTCATCAAATCAAACATTGAAAATCTATAATGCATAAACTGACCTAAAACCTTCCCTCCACCACCTCGCAAAACTTTAGCTCTATTCCATGCGGCATATTCAAAATGCATATCTAACGTAGCATTATAAGCCATACGACCTGCTTGATTTTCAATCCACACATCCTTAGCTTGTTTAGACAGGTTGTCAACACCCATTTTCTTCTTAACCCAAGAATCTCCCATAAGAGATAAATTTTGATATGCTAAAGCATATGCAGTTTTAAAAGTACCATGTCTATTAGCATCTTCAACAACTCTATGCATTACCGCAGATTTACTAGCAACCTTACTTGTAACATCTGCTATTTTTCTTGTAGCTTTTTCAATGCCATGACTTGTATCTCTTACTAATTGACCTTCAGAATTTACTCTTAATCCTCCACCAGTAAAATAACTATCCTCTAAGGCTCCGCGAGAAGCAGAAGATAAAGAACCATCATCTTTAAAGGAATCAATAAGTTTAGAACGAATACTTTTACCATCAAACCATTGTAGTCCAAATTTTTGCAATTGACGTGTTACACTTTGATTGTTATGACTTTCTTCTCCTCCGGTATAAAATTTTCGAGCTTCATTTACGCCTTTAGCTCCATATTCAACAAATTCATAAAATCTTTGAGTAGCGTTACGAGCTGCAGATCTTAAATTTCCACCAAGCAATCGAAAATATGTTAATGAAGACATAGCTCTAACTAAATTATCTGCAACACCTTTTTCATGAGGGGTAACTTCTGCAAGGACATCATAAATACCAGTTATTTGTTGAGCCATGCTTTGGATGGATTCAGTAAGTTGTTTATCTCCAGATGCTTTAGCGGGCTCTAAATGATCTTTCACTAACGCATTAAAAGCATTTTTAAATGTTGATTTTACATGAGCTCGATAATTAAATGTTCCAATATCTGATGCATATTGTTTAAGAAAATGTACCGGATCTACACTATATTTATGGTCTTCTAAAATATTTGATCGTGACTTAACACGATTAACAAGTCCATCCATTTTATTTAAATGCTTTGTAATATCTGCTGGAGTTTCTAATGAATCTGAATCAAAACTCTTTAACATTTGGTTCATAATTTTTACAATACCTAAAGTATACTTAGGCATATAAAGTTTTAAATGTGCATTTTTTGCATCAGCAGTAGAAAAACCTAGAGTCATTAATGCTTCAGTGTCTTTATATATTTCTCGATCAGCTATAGGGCCTTTTTCTGCTTTAGATTCTTCAAATTCTATCTTACGAATCATCCCCTTTAGTTTGTCAATTACACTTTTCCATTGATTAGCATCAGGATTATTTTTAGCCATAACTTCTAACTTACGTAATCCTCTAATTAAACTAGTTGAGCCACGAGTACGCAAATTCTCATAATCTCTAAGCATCATCTTAGCATATGCTTTTTCTTTAATGGATAATTTCTTTTCTCCAAGTATAGGATCGTGAATAGTTATTTGATCAATAGACTGTCCTTCTAATAATTTTACTAGTGCTATATTAGCATTACCTGCTCCTGACTTGTAAAAAGTAGTAAAATCTTTATTAATCTCATTTACTTTACTTAAAGCTTGTGCACGTTGAGATTTAGATAGATTGACATCAGCTGCTTTTTGCATATACAAATCATAACTTTGTTCCAGCTTTCTTAATTTCTTTTGATCAGAACCTAAAGATTTAGCAAAATCAGCAAAATAATCAATAAATGAATTTATACTTTTTGTAGAACCTTTACTGAAATCTCTAAAAAATGAAGTTTCATCTGTAATCTCCATATCAAATTTCTTTAACTCAGGAACAGATCGTAACGTTGCCTTGGGTAGTTTAAGAGCTGCTATAATAGGATTCCCATGATGCAATCGTAATGTTTGATTATATTCTGACAGCCCTGCTTTAAACTTTCGTAAATCTGACATATTCATTTTAAATTCAGTGGGATCCATACTTGTCTTAACATACTTATCATAAATGAACTCAAAAGTTTCACCATCGTTCCAATTAGATTTTTTTACATGTTCATATCCTATGCCTTTATCCCAATTTTCAGCAAGTTTTTTCATCTCTTCGCTAATATGTTGTTGGACATCAACACCAACTTTTCTTTCTTTTTTTCTCAAAAAAGCTTTTAAATGGCATATAAAATTACTCATTATCTATTTACACACTCCCATTTTCGTTTGTATAATTCACTAGCACTCTCCTTATGTATAGAACTTTTATTTCCCCATTGTCTATGTTTAGAACTTTCTAAATCAATAGTACTAATAACAGTATTAGATTTTCCTAGCTTACGATCACCTTTGATAGTTTTAATAAATTGCTGATTTAAAGGTATCCCCGCAGATTCTAGTACTTTAGAAGCCCTATAAAGAGTTACTCCATCTACCATAGGATCTCCCTCAGCCCATTTAACTAAAATTTCAGCAGCTTTTACTGTATTTTTATTACTATCTTCTAGCTTTTCATATACTGAACGATCAACATGTCTATCAGTAGTAAGAAATCCATTCTTCATAACATCTGCTGGCTCTGTAACAAACCTAGATTCTACTAAATGGATATCTTTTACTCCCCATTGTGATTCTGCAACTGCAACTTTTTTCAATCTAGTAACAGTATTAAGAATTTCTTTGGCTATTTCAGCATCGAATCCTTGGATACCTTTAATTTTCCCTTGAGCAACTTTAGCTAAGAATGAATACGTTGCCTCTGCAAATTGACTTTCTTTATATTTATCCCCTGCAACAGTACGTCTGCCATATTGATCAACTACAGCAGTTATAGCCGTAACTTTCCTATCAATCTTAGGAGTTAACAAACTAAACATAAAAGCAAATTTCCCAATATCAGGAGCACCTTGCTGTCCATTTTGGATTAAAAAATTATTTTCAATTTCGTATATAATTGCATCCTGAATTAACGCTGCACGCTCTTTAAATCCTCCTTGATTGAAAAATGCAATCTTATCAGCAGCTCCCATAGCAGTAGATAGAACTTCACTATATGATCCCAGAATCTCCCTATCATATCTTGTTTGGTTCATCTTAACACGACTACCATCTTGAGCAATATAGGTAGGAACACCACTTAACGCTAAGTATGATGCCTTTAAACCCCCGTGTTGAATAGGATCAACAACTTCAAAACGACGACCATTTAAAACTAATTTATCAGTTTTATAAATATCTTTTTGAGCTCGCTCTCCTGCACCAACAACTTCAACTATTTTACCTTTTCGCAAGACAACTACCGGCTGCTTATTGTAATTAATAAACTTATAATTACCAGAAAATCCTTGATGTTTTATTAATTCTCCAGGCTCAGGCATTGCTCCAAAAGTAGTAGTTAATGCTGCTTCTAATTTAGTCTTAACCTCTACCAGTCTATCTTTTCTAGCTTTCAAACTAGTATAATCAGGAACGCCTTCCAAACTTACATTGCCCTTGGTTTTACTTATAACTTCATAAATATCCCTATCTATTTGAGATAATTGCTTGTCTAAGTCAGCTAAATGTAAGATACCAGCTTCATCAGCAACATATTCCTTTAAAGATTTATTTATTATATTATTAACCCATGGTTGAGATTTGTCAAATCCTTTGTAAAGGCTATTTTCTACATCAAAACCATGAATAATATAATGCTCAAATGCTGAAAGTCTATCCATACTTCTAGTTTTAAACTGATTTAAACGTTGTTGTGTTTGCTGTGCATGAATTTCATGTAAGTTTCTCATAGCAACATCATATGGATTTTCCGAAACAAGATGATATTTTTGTGCAGATTGTAACCCTGGTGACATATTAAATTTTAAGCCATCGTAAGAATCTGGATAGACTCCCATCCATTCTTTCCTTCCATCTAAAGCATAGCCTAAATCAGTAAAAGCTTTGTTAAACTCGCTTAGGCTAGACTTATGCGTAGTATTAAAGCTATCAGAACTAGCTCCTTTATTAAGTGTTAAATATTTATTAAGTGGTGAAACCAATCTTGTATTGATAGCATGTTTTATTTCTTGAAATTCATTAGAATTAAGTTCTTGAGTTGTAATGCGAGTTTCCTTGCCATCGCGATCCCTATGGTAGATTTCAAAAATACCATCTTTACCAAATAAAATTGCATCTTGAGCACGTTGTGCTCTTTGAGCATGCTCTAAACGAGGGGCATTAGCATATATATCAATATATCTTTTAGCCATCTCTGCTATTTTATCTACAGTATTAATATACCCTGCTCGATCGTTAAACCGAACAGTTCTAGTAATATGACCTTCTTCAAATTTACCAATCATATTATCTTTAGCAAATATATTAGCTAGATAAGTAATTGTTTGATGCATTTTAACAAATTTTCCACGAGAGAATGTGCCTCCATATCGCACTGCATCTGAATGAGCATCTGAACCCTGTAATGGTATTTGTTTTTCAAATATTTCTTCAAACATTCGACCTATAGACTCTTCATTGCCTTTAGTTAAATCATATCCAGCTAATCTTCCAGTTTCTTTTAAGAAAGAACCGGGAGCTGCATTATAGCTAAATGATTTATCCATATCAAAATCTGAATCTTGAGGAGATATAGCATCTACATGATTCATTCGACTAACATTGCCTTCATTCTTATTTAATGACCCTGAAATAATATTTCCATTACTGTCATATTCACCTTTAACTTTAGCCACTACAATATCACCCATCATCATTCTAGGTTGTCTAGAATTGAGTGTGCCTATGTGGATATCTTGCGTATAAGTCGATCCAAAATTTTGCTTTCTAACTTGATTATAGTTATCAGCCATTACAACAGCTTGATCCATTGTAATAGTGCCCCCATTAGTAGCATGGTCAAGAAATAAATCCTGGTTATTTTTAGCATCACGATACACTTTGGCATTAGCAACTCTTATTTTTTCAGCTGCTCCAGCACTCAAGCCAGCAATAGTCGGTAAGTCAAGAATCTTATCTGTCCAAAGATCATATGTGTTACCTTCTTTAGTTATACCCATCCCTTCAACAATTAAAAGGTCTCCACTCTTAACGCCTCTAGTTTGAATAAAAAAAGCATCTGCAGTTCGAGAGTTTCCTGAAGCTGGATTTATTCCTTCTAGTTTTTGATGTGGCAATTGATATGTAATTTCTTGAATTAATGGAGTACCTAATCCTTCAGAGCTCATACCTCCTTTGGTATTTCTCCCATTCTTAACCCCAAACACTTGAAATGGTTTTTGTCCTGCATAATATGACATTTGATATTCACCAAAATACTGTACTGATCTCATCTCTTGCCCTGCATGGAGACCTAAAGAAAAAACAGACTTTATAGGAGCTCTTAAATTGCCCATATCAGCTTGCATTATATCTATAGATCCATCATGCACAATACCAGCTCCTACTTTTCCATTGTTAATAAAATGAGAAATCATTTGAGATTCAATTTTTCTATGCATCCAAGGATCAGTCATTAATCCATTTTGCTGAAGTACATAATCTAACCCTGAACCGGAAAAAGTTACATCTCCGTCTTTAGCTCCAGCTCCAGCTAATTCTCTTGCCAATTCAGTACTATAAATAAGATTATTAAATTTTGCGCTTACAACCTCTCTATAATTATCTAATTTTTGTTTAGTTCCAATCCATTCTGCCATTCCATTGTTATGTTTCATATGGACAGCCGTATTATTACTGATCATTGGGTCATGTTCTTTAGAGATATTCCTAAGAGAAATTGCAGAAAATGGTAAATGTACTACCGATCTATTATTGACATTTTTGGGATTTACATTATTAAAAACATAATCCACCCAAGATCCATTAAGTGCAGGGTCTCCAACTGCAAGTCCTGGCAAGGTATGTTGCATGCCTTTATTCTCAGAATCTTTAAACCATTCTCCATTTTGAGTCTTCATGATATTAATCTTATTAGCAGACTCAAATGTTAACATATCTATTCCAAGTTTATTCAATATAAGTTCTATCTTTTCATTATATTGAAAAGAAGTTTTCCCATACCATTCTTGAAGTCTTCCAAATTTTGGACTCGCAATATCAGTTTCAATATCAGTATGTACAATAACAGGCTTAATGGCTCCAGATTTAAATCCAGTCACACCATTTTTTGCATCATAATAAACCATATCTTTTGATATACCTTGCATTGACATAGAAGCAAGCATTAAATCTTTAGTTATAAAAGTATGCCCATCTACAATTGATTTACTTAATGTTGCAAAGTTTTTTAATTCCCTATCTAATTGATCTTGTGTAATCTTCTTAGTCTTAAAATCTTCATTTAATTGCATTTTAAACCTCTCAATAGAGGAGAAAATATTAACTCCTGAATTATAATCTAATTCATCAGCAATAGATAATGATTTAATCTTTCTACGTTTACCAGTCACAATATTAGGCTCAATCCATTCTTTTACCTCTTCATAAATATCTTGATGAAATTTACTTTCAGCATTACGATAGAATCCAGCTACTTTATCTAAATTATCTTGAGTACCTACAAATCCTTTAGATGCCCCCATCTTCAAACGTTTCCATCTATTTTTAAACTCTTTATCGCTTACTCGACCATGAATATTAACTAATTCAGGAATAAAGCTAGGCATTTCTAATAATACATTAGTTAATAGGATCGCATTTTCAATACTTTCAACTGTCATAATTCCATTTTTAGGAGCAAGGATTGTATTTAAAAATTGATTAATTTCTTTATTACTTTGAATAGCATCAACATTATTAACATTTCCATAAATTGCTCTTAAGCGTTCGTATAAATGACCTGCTGGAGTTTGTTCTGTAGGTTTATTAAAAGCAGTAATAAGTTTTTCTCTAATACCTCCTTGTATGCCACTATCAACACGAACCATTATACTTGTAGATTCATTCAAGTCAAGAATAGTATACTCAGGTTTCTGACCAGTATCTCTATAATCAATCTGATGCATTTCATTAATTTGTTTTTCAGTAAAATTAACTTGAACTTGAGGATCTACTATTTTATACCCTTTACCATCTCGTCCGCCATTTCTAATATCATTTTTCATAGTTTGATATTCAGTATCAACCAATATAGAATGTTTTTTACCATCAACATCAATAGAACTACTATTTAATACATATATGTTACTATTGTCCACACCTAGCCCACCAAGATGATTAATTAATCCTGTTACACCTTTATCATAAGATAATCCTAATGGTTTACGTGATTGAATTAAAGTGTTACTGCTCATATCAACTGTAAGATGTTTTACAGGGGTAGATGATAGTTGAGCCATAGTTGCAGTATAAACATCCATCTCTATTTCTTCTATAGAACGTTTATTTGTAACTGCTCCAGACTCTTGATCAGCTAATATTCGTAATTTCAATGCTTTGAAGACATACTCATTATACCTATCTGGATTTAATTGAGTATGTTTAATGTCTTTACTGAAAGAATCTAAGGAAGCTTTCATAGAATTAATTTGATCATGTATATTTTGACTGATTTTTACAGTTGTATCGTAACTACCATAAAATTGAGATAAAAGATCATTAACATGTGTTTTTAATACTTCAATTTCAGCTTGATTATCTTTAGTGAATTGAAGTGTTGAAGCCATCTCCTCTGTTGAGATTCCATATTTAAGACCAAACTGTGCTGAAGTAATACGCAAAGGGCTATCTATAGCATCCTTGCCGAATTGTTTTTTAGTTTGCTCTGAAAGTAAAGTTTGAACACGATCTTCTATAGCTTGTTCTGTGTAATGGTTTGCCTCTAGTTTTTTATACACATCCATTTTAAGATCTTGTAAATGCTTTGTATATTCCATCAATCTTGGAAGGTCTGCTTTACTACTAGAGATATTAGTCATTATACTGTGCAATTCGTTCATTTTGGGGGTATATGCATGCATAACTAAAGCATCACCACTATCTTTTGCCTGCTTTAATGTCCCCATTAGATCTCTAATTGTTGTTAAAGAAAAATTTAAATACTCTTCAAGTTTCTTACTAGCCTCTGTCATAGGGGCATACTGGCTACTTGCCCCACCTAAACGTATTAACTCTAATTGGTTCTTCAAGCCATGTTCTACTACTAAAGTTTGATCAAGCACGGAACTAATACGATGACCTTGAGTGTAAATGTTTTCAGATCCAATACGAGCAATTTGTAGAGTTTTAAACCAATCTTCTCCTGAAATAGTTTTTTCATTAGTAGGTTTGATAAATTCAATTTGCCCAAATTTAGCATCTGCTACAGCTAATGTGACATCATGATAGAATTTAATATTTGCATTATATGCTTCTGGAGTTATTTTACCAGACTCTTTTAATGCGGAAAGCTCAGAATCTACAGTTTTAAAATCAGGGAGTTGATAGCGTCCTGTTCCAAAGCTTTGATTAAACACATCATCTGTAAGTAACTTCTGTAACCCAGTTTGAATATGAAAATTTAAGTTAGAATTTTGCAATTCCAATTTATTTAAGCTCATTTTCTGAGTATAGTGTTTAAAGTAAGAAAATACTTCTGGATTCGTAAAGACATCTCCAGTGATATTTGAAACTTCATTGTATAATTCTTTAGCTTGCTCAAGAGTAATTTCATTCTCACTAACATTACGTTTTGTTAGTGGATTACTGAGAACATTAGCTTCATGTAGGATTTCTATAAATTTTTCAATTTCACTTCTTTCTTTTCTCTCTTCTAGGGTGAGCCTATCAGACTCAACTTCAGTCTTAATCTTTGGAGATTTCTTCCCTCCTACGAGTTTATCTATCTTTTCCTTGGTTTGTCCAAATAACGAAGCTTGCTCTCCATCTCTAGGATCCCCAGTAATAAGTGAATAAGCATCACGACTTTGTTTAATATTATTTAAATTAGATGAAGCTAAAAACCATGAGTCATTTAAGAAAATCCTTGTATCTTTAGCAACACCTTTATTGCTCCATCCTTCTCCATGCACAAAATCCATTAACAAATCAACATGACTATCCCAAGATTTAACAGCATCTGTTTTCTGTGCTTCAGTATATTCTCTTGGGGTAGCAGCATCACCCTTTTTAATCCATCCTTGCTCTGATCCGTAATGAAGTATAGTAGATAAGGATAGCATAGCGTCCCAATTGTTTTCAAGATTAAGTTCTTGCAACTGAGTGATATCTTTCAAATGCAAAACACCATCTTTTACAATCACATCCCCTTCATGTCCCATAGATTTATACATATCTACTACCAATGATTTCATAGTCTGAACAGGGATAGAAGTATCTTTACTTATATTAGATAGTTGCCATTCTAATATTTGATCAGCATAGTTATGAACGCTTAGTTTTTGCCCCGCAAATTCAATGCTTGAAAGAGATTCTATTACTTCGATAGCCTGATCCGCTGTTAAACTATTTAAATTCATTTTATCTTTGCTATGTGCATTGCCTAATGCTAATATTTGTTCTGCTATATATAATTTTTCATTTAAAACATCTAATTCCCCACTCTTAGTAGACCCGTCAGGATTTAAGAATTTATCTGGATTTTTTAGAATGTATTGATCTTTAGCTTGATCCAATGTGCTAAAGAAATTTTCTCCATCAGGAGCTTTACTAGGATTTTTTTCAGACACAATGTGAGGATTTAATATATCACGAACTTGTTGGACTTCATGACTTGTATCCATAGCAGAACCAAAAATATCATTAGGATTAGTTTCAGGCCCTAAATCGCCATATCTTTTTAATATATCCCATCCTCGATGAGGATCTCCTCCATACCCTTGCAGTCCTCCTGTAATACCTTTTAATTCAGAATGTTTATGATTAATATATTGATCTACATAACCACGTTCAAATCTATTGCTTAACCAATTCTTTCCTTCCTTATGTGTATAGAAAGAATGGGGTGTGCGTGTAAAATATGCAGCTGTTAATAAATTCATAGTTATTTCAGTTTTATCTCTGCCAAAAGTATCCCACCCAAAGTGTCCATAACTTAAAGACTCTGCAATATTTGACATATTCATAGCTGCAGTACCAGCAATCATACGCGGAAGACTTTTCCACATTTCTGATCCCCACTCTTTAGCAAAAGCTCCAGGAGCCTCCTTTAAAAAGATTCGTCTAGCATCAATTAAAAAATCTCTCATCTCCTCCCTTGGAGCAGTTCTCCACCAGCGATGATGTACTTTTGCATATTGCCCTAATATGGGGTGGCTACTCATTAAAGTTTTGCCAGCAACTCCATCCATAACTTCAATAGCAACACGCATTTCTTGTGTTGTCATTTTAGGGACAGACTTCATAGAGCGATATGCACCTCTAAATAGTTCCCCAGCCTTCTTAGTTAATCCTAACTGACTACCACCTTTAATAAATTTAATTGGACCAAATACAGAAAGTATTTTTGCCTCATCCCAAGCATGGTGTAATATATTAGACATAACAGCATTTTCAGTATATTCTCCCCCGTACTGATCTGCACCCTTATAACCACTATAATGCCTATATATCTCTGCTGCACCCTGTCTTAAAGCTCCCAAGTGAGCACCTACTACTCCTTCATATACAGCAGCAGCAGCCACTTTACTAGCCATACTATCTCCAAACCAGTTAGTAAACGTAGCTCTCATAATAGCATGAGCATCTTTTGGATTATTATGCGATAGAATTTTATAAACTTCTTCTGAAACTTCTCCAGCAATCTTGCTATCAAGCTTAAATGTCGATGCTAGTTCTCCTGCAATTTTGGCATGTATTTGATTTGAAACAGATTCGTTACCACCTTTAGCAGCTAAATTAGCTAAATCCAATCCTTCATCATATAACTTAGTAGAAACTTTTATAATCTCATCAGATTGGTTTTGAACGATCTGTCCTGCTTTGCTTGTAGCTTTACTTGCTAATCGTTGACTACCATATTCAGCAAGTTCACGCGAAGCTTGTTTAGCTAAAACTTTTGTGCCTCCGCTAAAGGCTTTAGCTCCTAATCTAACAGAACCACTAGCAAGTCTACCAGCAGCACCAAAAGGTGCTAACATACCTAATGCCGTACCAATACTATAGCCTATTTTACCGCCAGTTGTAAGTTCTTCCCACTCATTTGCCTGCCCAAAAGAAAACCTATTTTCAAGACGATTATCCTCTGTTTTATCATCTTTATCTAACGCATCAGTGCCTATATCCATCAATCCTAATGTCCCGCCACTTGCACTATCAGCAGTCCCCCACACCAATTGACCTAGCCCTTCCCAAAGATTTTCACCTAACCCTGCATCACTTCTGTCAACAGCTTGCTTCTTCTCTTCTTCTTGTTGTAGAAATTGTCGTTGTAAATCATAATCTATTAAGTCTCTATATCCCATTATTTATCCTTTATGGTCTTTCAAATAATTCAGATTCTAATCCTGGAAATTCTTCTATTAAAAAATCATTTAATCCATTTTTTAGCCCATCAGGATCATCTAATGGACGTTCACCATTCGACATATAATATTCACTATTCACATATTGGTGCAATACGTCTGCCATGTCAAGTTGTTTAAAGGATTGGTTTGAAGTAATATGTTGTATTGACTTTAATGCCCCAAGAGGATTTTGATCAAATACTGACCATACTATATCTGCTTGTTGTCTCAGTGTATCACTTCGTTGGGAGTCTTGTAATGCAATAATTTTATTCTCTCCCTCTGTTGCAACCTGTTCTCTTCTTTTCTTAAGTGCTTCAGTCATCATTTTATCTACAGTACGATTTCTAACTTTTCCAGCATAAGGAAACAATGAGGGTCTAGAAGCTAAATCATCTAATTTAAGTAAATCTTCATAGCTCATATGTTCTAATAATAACTCATCCGGTAAGGGATGTTTGTACCCCCGATAGATATTCTGGGGTTTTGCATTCATTGCTTTTAAGGCAGCTTGTTTACTCTCAGAGTCTTCACCATATAGCTCATTTATCCACGCAGGGTCAAGAGTTCTTAAAGTCCCCATAGCTTCATCCCATGTCTTGCCACTAGAGGGTACAATTGTCTTGTCACTAGAGGGTACAATGATTTTCTTAGCTGACTCATCGTTTTTAGCTTCACTAGATATGTCTAGGCCTTTAATTTCTTCATCATCTCCGCCTTCACCTGTAATTCCAAATAAACTAGAAATTGCAATTCCGCCTTCACCTGTAATAGCTCCTTCTCCTGGCACAAGTCCTTGTATAATTAAATTATGGTGATTAGCAGAGCGAGTGATAAGGTCATTAACCAAATTATTATTACTTATATCAACTCCAAAATATTTAGTAGCCACACTCTCAACTCTATTCATTGCATGCTGTAAATCATCGGGGTTTCCAGCATATTGGGAATCATTTTGCATATCTACTAATTGAGTATAATTCGATTGTATATCGGCTAATAATAATCCATAGTTTTGCAATCCTGGGGCATATGCATCGTTACTATCTCTAAATACATCACTCATAAGATTGTGAATACTGTCAAATTCATGCAATGCTATCTTTTTTCCTTTGGGAGTTAATAAGTCAACATCTTGACCATTCAATGCATAATATATATCCGAACCTATTTGCTCTTGTTGTAAACGAATAATTTCTTCTTGTTCTAAATATTGAGCCTCTAAATCTGGGTTTAATTTAAATGCCTGATAATCGGCAGCAAGGCTTGCAACAGTTGCTGATAAATTTTCATAGCCATCTTGGGCAAAACTACTTAGCACATTATAATTATCATCAATTTTAGAAGCACTAACGTTAGATTGATTCTTACTAACAATCAATTCATTAGCCTTTTTAGTAGCTTTCTGAGAAGCTAATTTAACCTCAGCAGTTTCTAATGCTATTAACTCTTTATTGCCTGCTCTAATCAATTTATCCTTAACAGCATCTTGTCCTGAAAAGTAATCTTGAGCCCAATCATTACTTGAAATAAAGTCTTTTGCTAAATCAGGATTTTGTTCTTCAAATCCAGCTAAAGTATAATCTGTTTCATCATACCGAAGAGGATCACCTGTTCCACTAGCATAATCTGCTCCATCGGAAAAATAAGTATCTATTGTTTTTAAAACATTAAGTCTACTATTTAAATCAACTAAACCTTGAGTATATCTAGCTTTTTCATCTTTAACTACTTGGACTTCATCCTTCAATGCTTTTAAATAAGGCACTGTTATTGACTGAGCTACATCTTGAGCATTACCAGATTGAGCTTCTTCTGGTAATTGATAAGTTTCACCTGTTGTCTTTTGGTACTCATTAACTTTAGAACGGTAAGCTGACGATAGCTCATCTAATGATTCTTCCTGTCTAGATAATTGATGCGATATGATCTTGCTTTGAGCTTCTATACGATCTCTTTCTATACCGTATTCCATCTGTTTATATTGCAATATTAATTGTGGTAGATCATCTAGAAATGTAGCTAATGCACTCTTTTCGTATGTTATATTTAATGCCATATTATACCTCTTTATAGTCTTTCTTTAAAATACCCCAAATCTCACGATCTATCCATTCACCATCCTTATAGGCATATTCTCTCTCAGTGCCTTCATGTGTCCATCTACCACGTTTATAAATAGCATTCATCTTTTTATTATCACTATAAGTATGTCCATATAATCTATGCAAATTTAAAGTATTAAATGCATACTTAATAAAAGTCCTTAAAGCATCCGATCCATGCATACCATTTTGATATTCAGTATCTATACCTACTATCCCAATATAGGCATTATGTCTAATAGAATGAATATTATTTAATGTTATAAATCCTATTATCTTCTCCTTCAACATTATTGTAAATGCTTTTGCTATTGTTCCAGGTTCTGTCATATACAAAAAATTTGCTAATCCCTGTAGTGATAGTTCTTTATATGTTGTAGAAAATGTAGAACCTATATCATCTTGCATTAATATCTTGTATATACATGGTAAGTGAGCTTCTTCAACAGTAACTAAACTAACATTTCTCCCCTCAATCATTATTTCTTACCAGTATCAGCTTCGTCAGCTTGTTTTAAACGTACAACATTACCAACATCTGAATAAAGTTTATCTATTTGCTTTTCTTGTTCTCCATATATTGAAGAGCCTAAACTAGTATTTGCACTTGTTGCATCTGTAGTATATGAATTTAATAATTGATTCTTTTGTGATTCCAATGCTTGATTAACAGTACCTGAAGTAGAAAAATCAGTTTGTGATGCTACTTGATTAGTTTCGTTCATAACTGTGTTTATTTCGTTCCCAGTAGATATCTGTAATTTATTTAAGGTATCTGCATATCCTTGGTTCAGGATGTCAAATGGTTTTTGCTGTAATGGTGTTAGATATTTTTGATATTTTTTCCCTAACCCAAATGTATCATCTAAATAAGAACTTAGACTACCTTCTTGTTGCATTTCCCATAACTTAGTATAATCTTGCGGTCCTGTTCCATTGTCTGTCATATCTATCTCCTAACTATTGGTTCCATGACCATGTTTTTGGTCGTGCCCATGCTTCTTTAGTAAACAATCCAGGTTTATCTATTACAGTTGGTGTAGTTGCTACAGTTGGTGTAGTAAGCCCAGGTGATACATTTTGTGCAGTTACAGGCATTGTTACCTTAGATGGTGTAGTTGCTACAGTTGGTGTAGTAAGCCCAACTGCATCTGATGGTGTAGTAAGCCCAACTGCATCTGATAATTTATTACCTAGACCAGTTGTTAAAGTTGTTTTTATAGCACCAGTGACATTTTCCGGACCGAATGGATCAGTTTCACGTTTTACAGTTTTACGATCAGTTTGAAAAAAATCACCTTCTTCTATTTCCTGTGTGGAACTAGCAATAGCTCCACCAGCTAATGAACCAAGACCAGAGATTAATGCACTAGTTGCCCATCCCATGGGTCCAAACATCACCGGAGCAAACGAACCAATCATTCTACCTATACTGCCAAACAATCCCCTTTTCTTAGCCTGTTTTTCTAATTTAGCCTGTTCTTCTGATGTATCTTTTGCCAATAAGGCTGTTGCGTATGTCATCTTAATCTCCTATTTATATAATTAAACGTGCAAGTAATATATAACAATATTACTCTTAACTACAAGTATTACAATATATATCTATCATTCCTATACTTCTCGGGCTCTTTGGTGCTTTAATTACCATCTTATTCTCCTATAATCCTTCTATTTTCCATGCCAATACTCTTATATATCCACTTGCAATATTCGCATAACTAGTACCTAATGTTGTATTGTCGTAAGTTAATATAGCATCATTTCCTGTTCCTATATTTATTTTATCATCAGATTCCATATATACAGATATTCCACCCTCATAATTACCACCATACATACCTAAATCCTTTGCTATAAAAATCCTATCGCTTGAATCTTTTATATATATCTGCAAAGAAAGCATTTTAGTTTTTAGGTTATGTATAAAATCATAATTACTGCTATTTGATACAGCTATCCATCCACTATCGTAATTTGGTACCTGAACTATCGATTGTGCTTTAGATAAAACATTTACTGGCTCCAATACTTTTTTATAAAGTATATTATTTAATTTTATATATTCCACCACGCCTTCAGATGTACTTCTAAATTCATTCCCTCCTTCACGTAAATCATTTACATTTGGAGCACCAGACTTTAATTGTGACCCTAATGTTCTTTTTTTATTTTCTAACCTGCGTGATTCCTTAGACATTCCCATTATTTCAAACCTTTCAATCTATATATAATAGAGATATCATTAATTTCAAAATCTGCAGCTGCTGTCCCATCAAATATTAACTGAAAACTATATACATTATTAATAGACGATACTGGTTTTAATTCTGCCGGTACCCAATCGTCTGTTCCTACGTTTAATAATGGAGTAGTATCTGAATTAGTTCCATCAGAAGAACCATCAGCAGTAGTCCTATAGAATGGTGACCCTGCATCCGTATCTCCATTAGATTGATATGCTACTGTAACAGCAGACCCATCTCCTTTATACGATATATATACTTTATAAATCTTTTTTCTCTGTGCAGGTTGACCAAAATCCATATCTTTTGTTTTAAAGGAAATAGTAGTAGTAGTAGCAGAAGTTGTAACCCATTTAGATGTTTTTTGAGAAGAACTATTAGCACAAACCATATCTCCATTCCAATCCGTAATCAAATTAGTTTTCAAAATATTTGAAGCTGGAAATCTCTCGAATCCTTGTACCCAAGATTGTGTTGCCAAGTCATATATAAAAATATTACCACTATTGCCAATATCTACACTGTCTGTAGCATCATCTATTACCATCAATTGTCTATCTTTTGGCATATAACCAATAAGAGAAGAGGATCCGATAAATGCACCCCAAGTAGACTGACTAATCTTTTTCATTCCTTTTTTTTCTAATAAATTATGTACTGTTTTGCCATCATACAAATAACATCCAAATTCATTAACCCAAGCTATGCCAAAATCAGTCTTACATACAGCCCCGGGATTGCTGATCCCTTTATGTGTGAACGTTTCTTCCAAAAATTCTACCTCTTGAGCAATATTTATAATATGCATTTTATTAACTTTAAACTGTAATAGACGATCAGCATATTCCTCTAATTTAACAATCTCATCACCATCATTAATACTTACTTCTAATTGATTGTCAATTGGAAAAGTATCAAATTTGTTAACACTTGATTTAATAATACGATCCCCATATACTACCCCATCCTGATAAATATTCCCTGCATATATACGTCTATTAGCTAATACTGCAGTTTTGAATCTAGCATCTGTAGTATCACCATCATCATTTCCAGTTTGTGCTCTATAACTAATAATAGCTAGTGGATCCGGTATATCAAAAATAGCCACCATATATGGATTAGTAGTATTTGGATGATAAGTCCAATCTGTCCAGGAAACTGCTCCTACCTCACGTATCCCCTTTTCCAAATTTACCTCTAACAATAAATATTTATTATTAGCATGATCAGTTTCATGATCCCAATATATATTAAGACCACTTATACGTCTAGAAATTAAGTCTCCAGAAGTACCAATTTCTAGACTACCTTTCAATCTATCATTAGAAGGAAATAATGACTGGAAAACTCCATCAGCATGTAACATAGTAGTAGCAGTTTCTTGTCCATTATCATATACATAACTAGCATACAATCTATAACCTACGGCCAAAGTACAACTACCATCATCATCTGTACCTGAAGTATAAGAATCAGCAACTACAAACTTATCTGTTGTTGCACTTTCCACGGTATAGGTCCCATCAGTAACACTACTATTAAGAACAAATTTAACTATTTGTCCATTCTGATAACCATGTCCAGTAATTTCTACTTCAGTTTTAGCACCGCCATCATATGTAGCTGTACCAACTATAGTATCAGAAGTATGTGTAGTATCCCAAGTACCAATTTGATTTGGAGATGCACTAGTAAACTCAGTCGCCAGTTTTACAGAACCTGATTTAGGACCGACAGATCCATAAGCTGCTGAAGTCCAACCAACTACATTAGTTTGCTCTATAGTATTACCCATTGCTGGACGAGGTACTATTTGATCTTCATTAATCCACTGATCACAACTATGTGCTCCATTAGCATTACGTTTTACATATCCAAGCCATTGTGATCTATTGGTGTTAGTAAAATTTCCATCTACTACCCTTAAATTTCCATCTGCTACATAAAAACACGGTTGAAAATTAGAACTAGTTGCATTAATTTGAATTGAAATATCTCTTACATACCAATCAGTATCAACATTATTTTCAAAAAATACCCTTAAATATCCAACATTAGTAGTAAGTGTAATCTCTTTACTAATCACCTGCCATCCACCACCATCAAGAGAAAATGAACTACTCTCAACACCGCATAATTCAAACTTGCCACCATCCATTACTACATCTGAACCAAATGTAGCTTGTACAGTATATGTTGTACCTATATTTAAACTAAATAAATAATCAGTGCTTAGTTGCCCACCTTCTTTTTCAGTAGATGTAGTACCGTTAATCAACATGGTTGCGTAATATCTATCAAAAGTATCTAATGTAGTATTAGGAGAATATTCTTCCCAATTCCAAGAACCTAAACCAACCTCCAATCGATTCGCTTCAGTAGAAATATATTCTCCACCGGAAGCGCCCCCTTCTGTTAAAGTAATCTTTTGCCCAGAACCCCATCCGCCAGAATTACTATATAAATATATTGCTGCATCATCTGATTCATCATCTGCTACAGCTAAATAATTCTCTCCTGTTAAAGGAGCATCAT